TTTTGGGGATGGTTGAGTGAGGGGAATAGTATGCGTAGGATCCCCTGCCCTCTCGCTCGCATCGTCGGGGGGTGGGGGTGCGGTGGGGTCTGCGCTCTGCGCTTTCCCGCTCTCTATCTCTTCAAGCAGAGACGCACCGCCTGATCGTTTGGGTTTGGCCTCGACGTCGATCACTTGCTTGATGCGCTCAAGTAACTGCGCTTTGATGTCTCCGCTCTTTTGGTGGATGACTGTTGTCTCCTTGCGCTCCATGAACGCGCCCACATCGTAGAGCTTGCCGATAAGCTCAAGGGCCTTCATGCGCTGAGCAGGAGGGAAATCCTCGTCGATGGAGTGCTTGACTAGCTGATGGATTAGGAGGGCCTTCAATTCTCTGGGAGTTCGCTGTTTCTCCGCCTCAATAGCCAACTTGTAGGCCTCTACCTCTTTTGACACTCTTTCATCCCGCGCCAGTATGTAAGGCGCTCTATTCAACGTGTGCTCACTCTTAGCGTTGTAAACATCCCTGTACGCTTGCCTCTTACTTACTGCTCCCTCTGCGAGCTTTCTAGCGTATTCTCTCTGCTTATGTGTGAGCGGTTGCTTTGTCCCCAGTATTTGCTCGATCGGTGTCTTGTCTAGCGTTTCTCTTATTTGTGCTTTCGAGAGTCGAGGAGGAGCTTTCCTCTTTGCGGGCTTTTCTGTTTCAAGTGACATCATGCGTCCTCATAATGGTAACGTTTCCATGAGTATAAACGCAGACACCGCACATCTGCAACACTCGAGCGCCACAAAACCCCTCAAAATCAAAAACTACCCCTTATAAATCAACAACTTACATGCGTTGGCACGATTCTTGTCTGCTATATATATGTAAGGGTTGAAAATGTTAGCCCTTATTTTCTGCAACTACTGGAGTAACTATGTACGACGAATTTAAGACCATTGATAACCTCATCGAGTTTCACTCTACCTCTGAGCCAATCATGTGGCTTTGTGATGTTACGGGTGTGAGTGTTAACGATTCATGCTTTGATGCCCTGCTGAACTGGTTTGATAAAAATGATCCGTTTTACTGGGGCGCGGTCAATATGCGTGAGACTGGCGGACACTTTGCCTCCAGTATCGCGGACGCTTACTTTTTCGCAGACTCTGACAACAAAGCGCGACTGATAGAGGCCTTCAGAAACTTATTTATCCGTTTTGCAAAACAAAGCATGACTGAAGAGGCTTGATTAGCCGAAACCCGAGCGATCGGGTCTTATGCAACTTACTGGGGAAATCATGAAATTGTTTTTATTCTCACTTTACTTTTTTAGCGCGGTTTGCGGGGCTTTGCTCTGCTCCCTTGGCTTTGCCGTCAATTCATTGTTCGCGGTCTTACTGGGGCTCGCAATTGCTTTTTACTCTGCATTCTTTTGGGAAAATTTAGGAGAAACATTATGAAATTCGACTACACCGAACACAAGATTTGCGGACACTTTTTATCCGTCCTGATTAACGACGATCCAACTGGCCTCAGCGATGAGGATTTGGAACAATTCGAACTATGGTATGACATCACCCACACACCATCCAGTCATTATGAGGTAATGGGCGAGGAGGGACGCTTTGCATTTTGCGAGGTATGCGACCTCATGGGAGACGTCTACACCGTCCGCCAATACTTTCCCGCCTTTGAGGAGGTTACACAATGATTATCCACTTTCACATGAAAACCGCCTTTGGATGGCAACACGTCCTACAACGTGAGCACGACTCGCCCAAGTGGACACCACCACAACGCGAGTGGATTAACGAAATACTCAAGCACGGTCACATGTGCATAACCGTTGGCCACACTATGTATTCAGTCGAAAAAGGAGATTAACCATGCAACCACAAGACAAGAAAATCATTTTCAAAATCGCTCAAACCGCGCTCGAGCATGCGCTAAGCTCTGAAATCATCATGGAAGAGCTAGGGCTTTCTCAGGAAGAATGCGACCGCCTTTATGCCCTGATGGAAGACGAAACCCACCAACAAACCGCCCGCACCGTCGAGGCTTTTATTAAAACCTTGGAGATTTAACATGGATTTAAAACCTCAAATTATTTCAGCGCTTTACACTTTCGCCCACAAGCGCCCTCAGCTTGAATACGGCAATTATGGCGATCCCTCCAGTTATCGCGCGGAGGCGCGCGCCATTATCAAAGACCTACACCATGCCCGCAAATTATTGGCACACGTTGAGCGCTCGGGTATCACCGCTCAAGAGCTAGTCGATGCGAGCTTTCAGGCTTTTTCAGGTCGATTAACCATAATTCCCGCCAACACTTATAGCGATGAAATAAGAATTGACTATTGCACGGGTCAATACTTTCCCACCGAATACAGAAAGGCGGTTTGTGCGGTATTGGCGCGGGCATTGTGGAATTATTGGCGCTCGGACTTTAACGATCCCCAACGGATACGCAATACCGCCCGCCTTGTACTTGGCAAGCCGTTGGCGAGCGCCTATTTCAATTGAGCGTAACTGATGAGAGGTGAGGCCTCGAAACCCGCACCGCGCGGGTCTTACGCAACTACTGGAGAAAACATGGAACACACAGAAAACGACTACATTCAAGCGGGCTATAAATTCGAGCGTGGATTTTGGTCATTGGCGCGCTTTGAGCGCATGCTCGAGCGGGAGGCGCCCGCCTTCCGCTCAATTGCTATTACTTTGTTCAATCGCGGAAGACTGGAGGCGCGCTCATGAAATACTTAATTTTCAACATCAAAGGCCAATTTTTAGCCGAATTCGAAACCTATTGGAAAGCCCAAGAGGAGGCCATGCAATACATTGGGCGCTCGGGTTTCTTCGCTTATGTTAAGCCCGCCAACGCGCTCGACAAGGCCGAGGAGGCCTCTTATGGCGAATATTTGGAAGCATTGGAGGCTTAATCATGGATTTTTTCGAATACTGCAAGAGCTTTTATTCACTTAAAAAGGGCATTTATCCGATCGCATCCGACCGCGAAATCGAGCGGGCGATTAAATTGAGGATGAAGGACAAAACCCTACCATTCGAGGGCGATAGCGTCGACCGCGAGCGGGTGCGCGAGATTATCGAACAAGCACAACTGATGAGGGGTTGATTACCCGAAACGCGCGCGAGCGCGTCTTGTGCAACTACATAGCAAGAGGCTAAAAAATGGAACTATTACCAACTGAGCAAGCGTTTTACAACCTTTACACAAACCGCATATCACAATGTCCTGACGATATTGTGATGCAGTTTATCCGCATGGAGACTGAGATTAACCCGAATTGGGACGATTTTCCCAGTGAGTATTACTCGCACCTCAAAGACACTTCAATTGCTTTTTATGCGGGCTTTGAGCTTGGGAGGAAAAACAATGTTAACTAAAGCAGAAGTTATTAAAGCAGGTTACACAATACTGCCCAAAGGCGGTTGGATTCGCCTTGATCCAACGATTATCCCGCACGATTGGAACGATATTTGTTCCGACTTTGGCGCTGATCCTGACTGCAAAGAATTGGTGCTTTGCATTTGTGGTGTAAAAGAAATTAACGAAACAAAAAAGGACATAGTGCTATGAACACTTATCGAATTTACTCAAGTCAAAAACTTTTTTATGTCACAAAAATTGAAGCAGATTCTGAACAAGAGGCATTTGAAAAATTTTGGGATGCTGATTTGGATGATGTAGACGAATATGGAGTGATCGAAATTGACAACATAGATTTAATTGAAAAAGGAGAGTCAAAATGAAGACATACAAAGTACAAGCAAGTTATGTGGTTTATCTTGAGGCCGAGATGGAGCTGGAGAACGACGAAGACCCTTGGTATCATGCAAAACGCATGGATGGCGGAGACTTCAGTAGGCTTGACGATTACAACTGGAGCGTTGATAGCGTCGAGCTGATCGAGGAGACTCCTGATGATGAATGAATTCGACGAGGCTTTTATCCACTCTTACATGAACAACATGGGCAACTGCCCGCGTAACGTCATAGAATGCTTTTTAACCGATCCTGATGGCGATTTTCACCATGTATACAAAGATCATTACTCGAGGCTTTCCGATGCTTACAATATTTGGAAAGACGCGATTTATTTTGGGAGGTCAGTAGAATGAGAGTAAGAATGAGAGACGATCTCGCCCTCAGAGGCGATCTTGTACCCGCTTATGAGGGGGTTATCTATCCCGATGAAGGGGTGGAGGTTCAATACTTAACCGCGTGCGACTTGGATGGCGCAATATGCTTACCCGATGAGAATGAGGACGAATACAACTTTAATCGAATCAAGCTCAAGACTGGTAACGTGTTATACATGAGAGGCATTGACTTAGATTGGAACTAACAAGATGCGAACAACTGGGGGTTTGCCAGTCCATCAACTGTGCAAACTGCCCACGCAAATTGGTAATATTACCACTTACACGAAACTTACAGAAGTGGCGCGAGGCTCTTTCCCGCCTGATACGTCCCAACCCTTAACTCGTAATCATTGAAGTCCAATCCCGCCTCTGATGCTACCCAGTAGCAAGAGGCTATTTTTTTGGCTGTCGCTACACCAACAGGATCATTATCCGCCACCACAAACGGATTATCCAAGCACTTCGCGATCTCGAGCATATTACTGGCTGAGAAACAGATGTGGATTTTGTACCGAACCTTCATTTCCTTCAGAGCTCTACGCACCGATAGCCCAGTCGCATACCCTTCGACCAATATATCTCGGCCTTTATTGTCGATCACGAGGCTTGCGCCCTTTGTGATCTGACCCGATAGAAACTTCTTTTGGCCCTCTGCGTCGATCATTTGGAGGCCAACGAGCGCTTTACCCACCCGCATTGGAACTATTAACAGGCCTTTCCACACATAACCCTTATCGAGAAACCCTTTGCGGTCGAGATATGGATGGCGATCAGGGATGGCTTGCTTGAGGATATAAGAGGCTTTCTTTTTGGCCTCTTCCTGACGCTTGATCCGCTCCTCATCGAGCTGTTTGATCTTGGCAAAGTCGATCACTTGAGGCTTGGCTGACTTGTATATCGCGTGTTTATCCATCGTTGCAAAGTTAATAACCGCGCCTCCATGCCCATCAAAAACGTATGCGCCATTCTTTTTGGTGGGTTTATCAAGGGTAGAAACTCGTGTCCATCTGTCCATTGTGAGGCTATCAATGATTAGCCCATGCTCGTAAGCAAAGTCTTCGAACCTCATACTCGTTGCATTTTCGCCCATGCTATTTGTCTCGATCTAATCCAGTTAACAGTTTTTTGTGTTGTCATGGCGGGCTCGTTCCTCAAACCACGCGGAAAAGCACCAAACTTTTCTTTGTATTTGTGTGCTGCCCAACCCTCTTTGTATCCCCTGACCCGCGCATAATGCAGTAACTCAGAGTAAAACGCCTGATTAACGGCGGTCATGTCCTTGGATCCAGTCAATTCCTGGAGCTCTCCAGGTACGCTCGACACGCCTCTAATCGGTTTCTCGTGCCCGCAAACCACGCAAGTCGACGATCCAGCAACCCAAAGCGCGAAACACTTCGGACACTTTGAGTCTTTCTTTTCTTTCTCAGTCGGCTCTTTCTTTGCCTTCTCTGCCGATCCCTCCTCCAGCTCCGTCACGCCTTCAGTGAACAGCTTGTCCCAATCCGACCGAAATCTGAGGTAATTGCCTGAATTATCAAGCCAAACACCGAATTCTTTTCCCTTAAACGGACGCATAACACGTCCCATCTGCTGAACATGAGAGCTGAACGACTTTGAGAACGGCCTTGCAGACACGCCTATCATCACGTCTGGGACGTCGAATCCTCTTGTCAATATGTCGGTGGCTATGAGGCCATGAATCGCGGTATCAGGGCGCGCAAAGTCTTCGATCACTTCTCTTTTGTAATCGTCATCCTCAAGGTAAGAAATGGATTTAAAGTTATATCCTTGAGCCTCGAACTGCTTTTCAAGGTCTCTGCCATGCGCTACACCTGAGCAGAACACAACGGTCTTACGCGGACCGCCAAAGATCTCGTGCGTCTTCTTGATCCATTCCGTGACAATATCCCCTGTGATCTTCATGCCCCGCTCGGATACCTCATCAGCCGACCATTCGCCTGCTACTTTCTTGGCGCCTGTCATGTCGATCTCTTTTGCGATGAATATCTTGAGTTGGGTGAGCCACCCTTTGTTGATAAGCTCGCCTGTTGAGCTTGCCCCCACAACGTGCGTATAAACGTCTCCAAGCCCCGCCGTGAATGGGGTGGCGGTAAGGCCTACAACTCTTAGGTTTGGATTGTCTTGAATGAATTTAACCACGCTCCTGCGCTGAACGTGACACTCATCAATGATGATGTAATCCAAGTTGGGAAACTCGGCGCGTTTCTCAAGGGTTTGTGCAGAGCAAACTTGAATGCGCTCGTAAGGGCGGTAGCGCCAGTGGTCGGACTGCATGACGCCGTGTTGTATCTGGTAGCGGGCTAGGCGCGTACTGGTCTGGTTGACTAGCACGATCCTATCCATCACCATCGCAACGCGTTTGCCACTCTTTGCAATCTCTTGCATAAAGTGGATGGCCACTTCAGTTTTACCAAATCCTGTTGGAGCATAGAGCAGTTGCGCTCTGTGTCCATCAAGAAAGCCTTCGTTGATTTTTTGAACCACCTCAACTTGGTGGGGTCTCAATGACAGTTCCATGTTTCTCCTAGTGGGATACCGCCCACCTTCGGGTTAGTTGCTTTTGAGTTTCTTTTCTGTCTTCTCTGCTCTGCGCTTCCAGTATTGCACTTGGTTGATCGCATCCGAGGCTTTTTGTTGGTAATCGTTACGGCTGATTGTCATTGCATCAAGCTCAGCTTGTAGGCGCTCGACTTCTGCGCGTAAGGATTCTATTGTTTCCTCGACCGATATTTTATCTTCTTCACTTACATCAAGCTGACCAACTGCGATTTTGTCGCGCAATTGTAGATTTTCTTTTTGTAAAGCCTTGTTCTCTACTGCAAGCTCGTGCAATTTATCGTCAACGTATTCAACAAACTCTTCGACATCAGCCTCTGGTACTTTTACCAATTTGGGTTTGTCTTTGATTCCTTTCTTGAGATCAAGCTCTTTCTTGATTCGACCAACAAGGACGTGAGAGACGTTACAAATGCGCGCTATCTCTCTGTCTTTAAGATCGCACATCTCGATGTCTTCTAGGCAGGTCATGACGCTTTTACGCTTGTCTTCGTTCGTGCGAGGCAGGCCGTGATCGTGATTGGCGCCGAGCGAGTAAATCTTAGCATCCCGCTTTGTGCCTTTTGTGATGTCGCATTCAATCTCATTGATCTTTGCACGCTTGTGAGCAAAGTATCTGTGAAAGCCATCAGCCAACCACCAGTCTACGCCATCGTAAAACAACTTGATTGCAGGCATCTTAACGCCATCAAGCAAGACCTCTGTGTAATCCTGTACTGTCTTTTCGTGTATTGCTGTGCGCGATTGTGTATCGCCGTCTATCCTGATTTTTTCTATGTTGATTTTCATAATTCTTCTTTCCAATTTGGATTACTATAAACTAAAACCGGTGTGTCTATTCCTATGTAAGCCCCCTCGATGTTGTACAAAAAATATTCCATTGCTTCATCTTGTTCCATGTTGTCTCGCATGTGGAGGATTTCCAACATGGCGTCAACGCTATAAACCAAAACCTCAACAGTTGTTTGATCTCGCCAGATGTTGGCGGTCCCGATAACGCATTCATCAAACCCGTCCCATTGTTTCATCGCTTCATGTTCCTTATGTACACCGTGAATGATGCAATGGTGTCTTCGCCAAAACCCTTGAACTTCTCTATCTCTTGGGCCACCTCGTCTAATACTTCGTTACGCTTGTAATTCTCATATGCAACATCAAAGGCTTTACTAGCTTGTTTCATCTCTTCACGCAATGCTTCTTGTATTTCTATAATTCTCTTTTGCTCACGCTCGATTCTCTCGAACTCTTCGTCTTCAGGTGTTTTCATGCTTTGCGCTCCTTAAGTTCTTTTTTCAACAGCCTATCGTATTCATGGAATATGACTGCACATTGCAAGTAATTTTCCCATTTCTCAAACATTTCAAACCAACCCATCATTGTTCGCAAATGGTACCGACCGGCAGACAGTCGCAATATTAGTTCTTTGCGCTTCATGTATTGCGTTTCTTCAGCTTGGCTTCAATGTATTGGATAAGTTTGGAAGTCGGTATGCGACCACTACCTTCTTCTTTGAACTCTACCCAACGCTCAACTTCATCACAATC